AAGCTCAGGGCGGCAGAAAAGAAGTGTTAAAACGTGGTTTGTCTAGAGATCACAACGCCGCATAGCGTTGCGTTCCCGTTGATAGGTTGAAGTTGTGGTGTCCAAATTGGATTGACGGCTTTGAGAAATTTCTTTCCACCCTCAATCACTAATTGCTTGAACGTTGCGGCATCGTCGTCATCTAATCTCATGACCACGTAGTCGCCATGTTTTGCGTCTCGTTCTGGGTCAACGATGATTACGTCTCCCTCGTTAAACGCCGGTTGCATGGACACGCCTTGAACGATAAGAGCGTACATGTTGTGTTGTTCCTTTTGCTTTGTGGTTGCAAACGGAATCCACTGATCTGCTACACCTGGTGCGTGGGGGTCTTCAACCTGGGTCCAATCACCTGCCTGGACCCAACTGATGACGGGCACATCAACCAACTGATGACGATCATCTGCTTGCGTGTTCGCTTCTCCAATTCCTGTCGCCAACCATTCCGGCGACACCCCCAAACACTTTGCAAGCACATGTGTGAATTGACTTGCGGCGGCATTACGGCGCTCGATTGCTGAGACTGCACTTTGCGAAATTCCTGCGCATTTTGCTAACTCCTCCTGTCCCATGCCGACCATGCTTCGAGCGGTTTTTAATCTTTCTCCTAGTGACATAATTACGGTTCGTGCTCCGTCCACCAGTTGGGTGTTCCATATGACCAACAATCTTCTGGATGTTGGTCTTGCATTTTCCTGACCAGGCATTTAGCAACTTTTCTGCCTGACCAAGTTTTCTTTGTTTCAGAAGCAATCATAGGTTTATTCCTCCTGTGGTTTGATTGATCTTTTAAGTTACCACATTTGTAGTTCCAATCAACTCAATTTAGGGTAGAAAAATATTGGTAATCAGGTGTTGCAAATACCACGTTGGTGGTATTATCCGCACCGATGAAAGAAACACACCACAAACCACACATAAAAGCCGTGGCAAAAGCAGTCATTGAGGCGGGAGGGCAGTCCGCTTTGGCTCGCATGCTTGGGGTCCGGCAGGGTCACATCTGGAACTGGCTCAACCGAGACGCCAACGGCGTTCCGCCTGGCTACGTGCTGAAGATCGAGGCGATGACTGGGGTGAGCCGCCATGAACTACGCCCCGATATCTTCGCGTCCACCACCGAGGCTGACGCCTCGGGGTCTGCAACGGGGGGTTCTCCTCCTCCGCCCTCCGTGGAAATCCCCCCCGAATAGGGGGGGTTTTTTCCTATGAGCGTAGGCGCAATCGACTATGCAGTAAAGGCGGATGGGCTGCATCCGACGGACAAACTCGTCCTTATCCTGATCGCCAATTGCGTCAACGATTCTGATGGTTACGGCTACCCATCTCAGAGATACCTGGCAGAGCGCACCGGACTCACGCGTGAGACGGTGAACCGCAGCGTGCTGCGCCTTGTTGAAAGCGGGCACCTGCAAGTCACGCACCAGTATCGGGACAACGGTGGTAAGCGATCCAACATTTACCACGTGGGGGGTGCCCATGTGACGCAGGATCACATAGGTAGTGACGCAGGATCACATCCCCATGTGACGCAGGATCACATGAAAGAAACAGAAGTAAGGAACCGTAATAAGAAACAGAGAGAGAGCGCGTCCCGCGCCTCTCGACTCCCTGACGATTGGCAATTGCCAGATGAATGGGAACTGTGGGCGAAAGCAGAACGTCCCGACCTTCATCCCAAGTCAGTAGCGGCAGCGTTCAAAGATTATTGGGTCAGTGTCTCAGGTTCCCGCGCTACCAAACGTGATTGGTTTGCGGTGTGGCGCAACTGGATCAGGAGAGAAGCAAAGGTGGGAGAGAAAAAACAATCGAGCGCAAGCGTACCGTCCTGGGCTGACCTGCCACGGGACGACAACAAACTCGCTGACCACGCCAGGTGGCACAGGCTTCCTGATCCGTACCCAGGCGAGTCCTTCATGCAGTACAGGGCAAGACTTTCTGCTGCGGTGAAGGAGAGGATGCGTGCCTAGTGACGCAAAGCACGACGCAGAAAAACATCAGCATGAATATCTCATGCTGCGTCACTTTGCTGCGAAGCACGCTTGGCTTTACCGCGATGAACTCACACCAATTGCAAAGATACCCTGGTCTGAGTGGTTCCGTCGCAAGTTTGGAATGAGCCTTTCGCAGTACAAAACATGGCTCGACAAACGAAAGGAAAAAAGGGACATCCAAAAATGAACTGGATATTAGATTGGCGTACGGTGTTTTTAGGTTACATCGGGTTCTTAGTTTTGTTGTTGGTGTTAGCGGGATGCTCAACCACACACGTGGTCAGGATTGGTGACACCACCTACAGCGCAGGGTTTCAGTTACACAAAAGTGAGAGCGAATGATGAATACATTTTTAAAACAGGCAATTGAGATCACGTCGTTCGGTGTGTTTGTCCTGGTGATGATTGCATGCCTGGCACTGGGTGGTTGCATCCAGGTTGGCGGAAGCAGCAGCGACATCTGCGACGGCACCGAGTGTGGTACGCACGACGAGTCTGATCGTAGCGTGGACAACACCAACAACTCTAACCAGAACGCCACGTATTGATTAACTCCAGGTCCAAAGGCAAGGCGGGTGAACTGGAGATAGTTCACCTGCTGCGCCAGGAGTTAGGTGTAGACGTGACCCGCAACTGGCGGGAGCAAGCAGCCGTCGGTGGTGCAGACATCATCGGGTTGCCTGGTTGGTCGATTGAAGTAAAGAGACAAAAGCGATTCAGTCCTGCGTGGTGGACCCAGGCAGCAGAGCAAGCGGCACGCAGTGGTGACAAAGCAGCACTGTTGTACCGCCTGGATCGCAAGCCGTGGATGGCACGCATTTGCATCTGTGCATTAGGGAGGGGATACGGTCACTTCCAAATCGAGATGGATATCAACGACTGGTTGACCATCGTCCGAGAGCACATCGATGAAAACGTGTCGAGTCTGCGGAAAGACTGCGCATAAAGAACAGTTCGTCTTCGACTGGGCGTCGAAAGATAACCGCAAGAATTTGTGTAAGGCGTGTCACGCGCAGCGCGAACGTGAACGCAGGGCAGGTAAGTCAACGCGCAAACGCGGGCGTCCTCGTAAAGAGGCGCCAAAAATAAATTTCTTTTTATTCCGTGGCGAGGTATAGGGATGTTTGAAATCACTGTTAAAGGAACTTCGAAACCTAGCGAAGAAGCCGAGGTCAATCATTTGTATTCGGCAGAAGACGACAAGCAGTTCGTATTGAATGGTGGTAACAAGATATCGATACGCACTGGTGTGTCCGTTGATGTGCCATCAGGCTTTGTTGGATTGATCTTTGCTGCGATGCCGGACCTGACTGTTGTGCCGAAGATGATCCCGCCAGGACTGGTGGGTGAGATTGTGCTGACAGTCGTTAACGACAGCAGCATAGCGAAGTGGATCGAACCAGGCGAGTTACTGGCGGACATAACGATTGCAAAGGTAGCGGAAAAGAGCAATGCCACGAGGAAGCAAACCAGGCGAGCGAAGGGGCGGACGAGCGAAGGGGACTCCGAACAAAGCGACGAGGGAAGTTCAGCAACTTCTTGATGAACTGAACTGCGATCCCATCGAAGGGATGGCAAGGATTGCGATGGATGAGTCAGTCGAACTGCCGCTGCGTGCGTCGATGCTTAAAGAACTGGCGCAGTATGTTGCGCCGAAACGAAAAGCGATTGAGCACACAGGCGATGCGTTGGCTGCGTTACCGGTGATGATGATTCGCGATGGCAACAACTGAATACAACGTCGAGCATGTCAGAACTGTTAGAGATTTCTGGAAGCATAACGGGTTTCAGCGAATGCTCGTGGGACCATTTGGTTCTGGAAAGTCCTCGGGGTGTGTTCAAGAGATTGTTCGTCGTGCCTGTGAACAGCAGCCGGATCGCGACGGAGTACGAAGATCAAGATGGGCTGTTATCCGAAACTCGTATCCGCAACTGCGGGACACCACTATACGAACAGTGTTGGATTGGTATCCCAGTCCGCAGTGGGGACGATACTCCGAAGTCAGCCACACGTACTCGATGCAGTGGGCTTGCGAAGATCAAACGACAGTGAATTGCGAACTGCTATTCCGTGCGCTTGATCGCCCCGACCAGGTGAGTAACCTGCTGTCGCTTGAGTTGACGGGAGCCTGGGTGAACGAGGCGCGTGAAGTACCGCAGCAGATATGGGATGCGCTGCAAGGGAGGGTCGGGCGATACCCGTCGTTCCGTGAGGAAGGCGCTACCTGGTTCGGGGTCATCGGTGACACAAACCCATGCGATGACGATCACTGGATTTACAAACTGTTTGAGGAGCAGCGACCTGAGAACGCTGCCATCTTCAAGCAGCCAAGCGGACGAGGTGAGGATGCGGAGAACCTGCCCAACCTGCCACCGAATTATTACGACAACCTGGCAGCAGGTAAGAGCGCAGACTTTATTCGCGTCTACGTGGACGGCGAGTACGGCTATGTCCAAGACGGTAAGCCTGTATTTCCTGAGTACGTAGACAGCATTCACTGCCAGGAGTTTGAGATCAGCAAGTCGCTGCCGGTGTACCGTGGGTGGGACTTCGGTCTGTCACCTGCATGCGTGTACACACAACTGATGCCCAACGGACAGTGGCGCATCTTCGATGAGGTGATTGCCACACGCATGGGTGCCAGGGCAATGAGCGAGCAAGTGGTGCAGCACACCAACGTCGAGTACCCAGACCTAAAGATTGACGGCGACTACGGTGATCCGGCAGGTAGCACACCAAGCGAGACAGACGAGAAGACCTGCTTTCAAATCCTGCGCTCGATGGGCATCGACATTGAGCCTGGCGAGCAGAACCTGGAACGTCGCCTCGATGCGGTGCGCTCACGTTTTAATCGCATGATCGATGGATCACCTGCAATCCTGGTGCACCCCAGAGCAAAGACCATACGCAAGGCGTTCCGTGGTGGCTACAAGTTCCGACGACTGCAAGTGTCGGGGCAACGCTACACGGACAAGCCAGACAAGGACCAGTTCAGTCACCCGATGGACGCGCTGCAATACGTAGCGACGCGTTTGTTCTCAGTCCAGGAGCGCGACGACAGGCGCGTGCCTAACGTCATCAAGGCAGCATGAGTGTATTACGTCATCGCCTGGCAGACCGATCAACGATTAACCAGGCGTTTCTGGTGGGTCGATTACCTATGGTTCGACCGTCGAGCAATTCATGTGTTCGCTCTGAAGTGGACGGGATACGAATGGGTGATGGTGCAGCCACGCATCGGGTACCTGGAAGTGCAGGTGTTGGACTATCAACAAGAGTCCGACCTGCCACTGATCGTGGAAGAACTGGAGATCGATTACACCTACCAAGTTGGGTTCGAAAGACTGGACAAGTACCGCTATCGAACTCCCTGGTTGCTGTGGGTGTGGACCTGTACCGAGCAGGTCAAAGCATTGTTAGGCATACGGGCAGCGTGGGTGTTTACGCCACGGCAATTACATAGGTACTTGAAGCGGAGATATTGATATGGAACGAAAGACTTTCAGATTTGAGAACGAAGATTACCGCCTTGCTCGTATGCAACCGTGGTGGTGCTACAAAGATGGCGGTGCTGACGGCGGCGACGTCGGACCGGGCACAGGAAAAAACGAGGGCAACCCCGGTCGTGGCAATCGTGGCGGTACATCATCTGGCGTGTCCGCCGGACCTGGTGCGGCACAAGCCGGACCTTCAGGTCGTGGCGGCAGAAGTCTTGGTGCCATCGGCGCTGCTGCGACCGGTGGAGGCAGACAAGGGGCAAATGCGGTAAGCACCCCTACTCGCACGTCAACCGATATCGACATGCCATCGACTACCAGAAACGCACCTGCTTCTGCTCCTGCTCCTGCTGCTAGTTCGGGAGGTGGCAAAGCAGCCGCAGCGGAACCTGCTCCTGCACCTGCTTCTGCACCTGCATCTGAAGCGAATTCAACGACGCCTGGTCCAGTAGATCGTAGTCGTACGTCGATCACAGAAAAAGCGGCTGCAATAAACGAAGAAGCAAGAGCCGCGTTAGTCGACGATGAAGGGAAAAAGGTTAAGAAGACAACAGGGTCTTTATCGTCTATTGGTTTGCTTGGGGTTATTGCAAACATTGCGCAGCAAAAAACGTCGCCAGTTAATTTGTCTACAAAGGCAATACAAACGGCGCTAGATACTGAGCCAAGTGCATTGGCAAATCTTATGGGGCTGACTGAGGAAAGCCGCGCCGCAAATATCCAGGGTGGCATGAACATTGATGCCGGTCTGAATTTTGCCGGACAGGACGAAGGCAATCGAGGCGGTGGTGAGCGCAACATGGAAACTACGGCAACGACTGATGGTACTTCTAATCCTGGTGACAGCACCGGAACTACAACGCCGGTCACGACAGACACAAGCGGATATCCAACTGCTCCGCCGGTTGGTGGTGGCAGTGGATCGTCTGGATCAGGAACAACATTAACGACACCAGACGGCGACACGATTACCGCTGCGGATTACGACTCGTTGCTTGATGGAATCGTTAAAGAGATTGCGGACGGTCCAGTCATCGAAGACATGGCAGCGGACATGTACGGATTGGAAGACACGCGACTAAGCCGACGCTTGTTGAGCGATCCAAACTTGCGTCGTATGTATCTGACTATGGCGGGAGCAAGGCGGTTCGGCAATGGTCAACAGGTTGTCGATCCTTTTACGGGAACACGATACGCCAATCCAGAAGCAGCAAGAAGTTCCGGCATTACCAACTGGGTGTATTCGTACGTGTACGACTCCAAGCGTTCCGGTGCTAACACCTACGGCAGACGAAGCCTATACAGCATGGTGGCTCGATAATGGCAACAGGCACAGTACAACAAATCATCAAGCGGTACGACGCACTCAAAGCAGGGCGTTCAAACTGGGACCGTGACTGGGAGGACGTGGCTCTGTACGTCATGCCCAATCGTGCGGACTTCGTAACGAAGCGATCAAAGGGTGACAGGTCGCGCACTGAAAAGATTTACGACAGCACGGCTATACAAGCCAACAACGTGTTGTCCGCGTCTTTGCACATGGCGCTGACATCACCGGCTGCACCGTGGTTCTCGATCCGATTCCGTGACGAGTTGCTTGCGGAAGATGACGACGCCAACGAGTGGCTGCAAACCTGTACCGAGCGCATGTTCAACGCGCTGTCCGAGTCTAATTTCAACACGCAAATCAACGAGGTGTACCTAGACCTGGGTGCGTTCGGCACCGCGTGCCTGTTCCTGGAAGAAGGAATGAAGCCAGGAGCGTTTGGCGGTCTGCGTTTCGACACCGTGCACCTGTCTGATCTGTGCATCA